GGGTAATTATGTCATCTACAAGCAGTAACCCACCAGAACTATTTATTCCAAGATTACCACCACCATTGTAGATACTCCCCACAGTGGAGCCGTCTTTGGCAAAAGTAACAATGTTACCATCGTTAGATATTCTATTGATATAAAGAGGGCCGTTACTGCCGCTGCTTCTTGCTATAGTGGTTTCACCTGTTGATTTAAACTCAACACCTGTGGTTGCGCCACCGTCAAGGCTCGTCTTACCCACCAGCAAGTTACCGCTGCTGTCGATGCGCATGCGTTCTGTGTCAGCCGTTAAGAAACGAACTGGGACACTTGTTACAGCATTAAAGTCAAACTTGGTACTTTCAGCAACAATAGAACCTGTGCGAGTGCCGTTTACCTCTAAGTCTATTATAGGCGTTGTTGGTGCGTTTAGCGTAATACTCTTGTGGTTTGCGCTGTAGTTATTTGGCGAAGTTGTCCCAATGCCAATGTTTCCAGAACTGTCGATCACCATACGGGCAGCACTAGCGGTGCCATCAAAGAAAGTTAGCTTGCCAACGTGTCCACCCACACCATCGCCAATACGATAAGTTCTACCACCATTTGTGTTTTGTAGAGTTATGTCGCTTTTGTTAGAAGCGTAGTCACCAGCAATGTGGATACCACCAGTTGCAGGGCTGCTTGTCCCAATCCCCAAGCTCTCAGCACTCGCATCCCAGAAGAACTTTGCCGTGGTGCCTGTGTCCTCGTAGAAGCTGATGTCGCCGTTGTTGGCAATATTTAGTGCCTGATTGAATGTAATCGCACTATCTGCCGTAACTGAGCCAGATACTGCAAAGTTATGACTTCCAAGAGCCTGCTCATATTTACTTGCACCTGCTTTTGTTGCGGCAGCTTTCCATCCAGAATTAAAATACGCATTACCAGTAATGTCTATCTGATCCCCTGCGCCCCAAATAGCAGCTTGTTCTGTTCCAACTTCAATAGCATAACCAGTTGACCATGTATTTGTTGATGCCAAACCTATAGCTACATTTCCATCCACAGTCAGCCCATCGCTGGTCAAAGTACCCGTGATGTCCAGATCGCCAGTCATTGTGTCGCCAGCTACTTCAACATACTTAGCATCACTTTGTGCTTCAGTAAGGTGATCAGCTAGTACGAATGTACCATAAGCTACAATATCAACAATATCACCTGCAGTAGCACCTACGGTTAATACAATAGATGTACCTGACGTAGCAGTGAAGTCTGTACCTAGTAGTAGCTTTACACCATTTAAGTATACATCTACATAACCTGCGTCATAAGTAGCAGCAAATGTAGTCTGACCAGATGTAGCAGTATAAGTCTGACGATCTGTTGTACCGTTAACAGATGAACCTGCAGCAGTCCAACCAGATGAACCATATACCTGCATAGTGTCTGTAGTAGTGTTGAAATACAATGCACCGATTACAAGAGCATCACCATCATTGTCTAGTGTAGGAGCAGAAGCCTTAGCACCTAAGTAACGATCATCAAAGCTGTCATACGATGCAGCTGCATTAGCTTCACTTGTAGCTGCAGCACTTGCTGAGTTAGATGCGTTAGTTTCACTTGTGGCAGCATTAGTCTCTGATGTAGCAGCGGCAGCAGCACTAGCAGCAGCAGCAGTAGCTGAACCTAGAATACCGTCTACGTATGTCTTAGTAGTTAGATCAGCATTATCTGTTGGGGTATAAGTAGTAGTAATCTTAGAGCTACCCATGTCGATAGCACCTGTCATAGTGCCACCAGATAGTCCAAGGAAGTTAGTTGTTACATAGTTCTGTGTAGCTGCATCCTGTGCTGCAGTAGGATCACCTAGTCCAGTGATCTTGTTTGTACCCATAGCAATAGCACCAGTCATCGTACCACCTGCTAGTGGGAGCTTAGTTGCTATGCTTGTTGTAATAGTTGTGGAGAAGTTAGGGTCATCACCTAGAGCAGCAGCTAGTTCGTTTAGTGTATCTAGTGTACCTGGGGCTGAGTCTACGAGGTTAGCTACTTGTGTGTCTACATACCCTTTACTTGCGGCATCACCTGTGTTTACAGGAGTACTTAGGTTAGTGATGGTAGCAGTAGTAGCTGCATCCATGTTCAATGTGCCGTTGATAGTCACATCGTTAAATGTAGATGAACCACTTGAAGCAGTAACGTTACCTGTTACATCACCTGTCAGATCACCAGTTACGTTGCCTGTAACGTTTCCTGTGATGTTACCTGTGACTGGCCCGACAAAAGAAGTTGCTGTAACTGTCGTGCCTGTGATAGCTGCTGGACTTGTTGCACCAATAATAGTACCATCAATAGCCCCACCATTAATATCAACAGTCGCCAAGGTAGCCTGTCCAGATGTCGATACAGTAGTAAAGCTACCTGCAGCAGCACTACTAGCACCAATAACTGTACCATCTATGTTACCACCATTAATGTCTGCAGTTGTTACAGTAGTTGTACCTGTAGCAGTTAGATCAGCAGCAGTAACTTCTCCTGTAAATGTAGACGTTCCTGTGACTGCCAATGTACTAGACAATGTAGCTGCACCTGTTACACCAAGTGTACCCCCTACTGTGGCATTGCCTGTAGCATCTACTGTAGTAAAGTCACCTGCAGCGGGAGTAGTTGCACCGATAGCTGCACCGTCAATGTTACCACCGTTTACGTCAATAGTTGTAAAGGTAGATGTGCCTGACGAAGTAACATTACCTGTAAGGTCACCAGTGACATCTCCTGTTACGTTACCAGTTAAGTCACCTGTCACATTACCTGTAAGCGTACCTACAATAGCATCAATGTAGCCTACACCATCTACGTACAAGTCTTTAAACTCAGCACCTACAGCACCAAGGTCTACATCATCATCCGTTACAGGAACAATAGCACCGTCTTGAATGCGGACTTGCTCAACTGCAGCACCACTTACTTCAGAATAAAAACTTACACGGTTGTTAGTTGTATCTACTACAACTTTGTTTAATGCATCAACGTCAGCAATCAAAGGTACGTAAGCACCTTCAGTAGAGCTACCATCGTGTTTGTGTCCACCTACGAAAGCAAAGGCATCCCGTATTGCATTATACTCTGCGTTTACTGGTGCAGCTTTAATAACCGCATTAGCGATAATGTCAGCTACGGACTGTCTTGAATAACCTGCCATTTTATAACCTGTCTCCTACCCCGAATGTTATCACTAGACCCTGAATACTGTGTGATGCATTGGAATCATTAGTTACGAATTTAAATGATGCTGACTTACCTGAACCTGAGATGTTAGTACGTTTAACTGGGGCAGGGTTACCATCAAAGATTGCGGTACTGTCGTATAGTGCTTCATTATAATATGCTGCAGCACCTGCAGTTGTTAAAGTAAAGTTTGTTGGACTTAGTGTGTCTACATCTTCGTAGTCATACAAAGCAGACATAACGATCTCGTTGTCACCTTCAGCACGTAGATATGTAGCTACAGTGTAGAACACTTTGCGTTGCTCTGGGTCTTGCATATGGAAGAATGGTGTCTGGAATACACTAAAGATGTCTGTACCGTCAAAGTCATTGCCTTGTTCTTGGCGGTGTACTTTACCGTTATCATCACCGTGAATTACGTATTCGTACTGACCAATGTAACCACTGTCTGATGCTGTAGCTGTAATACCTAACATCTGGCTATATTCAAACTGTAAGCCGTTAGGTGTTTGTCTAAACCCACCAATAATACCCTGTGAGTCTGCTGCAGCAAAGAAGTAACGGAACTGTGTCTTTTGTCGTATGACTACTGCGTTCAATCCTTCAAGATCAATGTCAAACACAATGTCAGTAAAGATAGACTGAATGTCTTTTGATACTGTCTCTAGGTTAACGTCACCAATCTTATCTGTACCAGAGATAGGACGTAAGCCATCTTGTGATAAGAAGAGTAGGTCACCACCTATCTCAATAACACTGTCTGAAGCCATACAGCCTAGATCATCTGTAACTTCCTGTAACACAAAGTTAGAGATGTTATCACCAGCAAGCTTACGAATGTTGTTAGTACCAAAGATGTACAACACATCACGGAAAGACTTGATAGCTACGATAGGGAAGCCCACGTTAATAACGCCTGAGCCATCAGCAGGAGCAAAACTAGTCTCATCGTAAGGTGCACTAAAATAAAGATTCGTGTCTTCACTGGGATCACCTGCTAAGAACATATGGTTCTTAAATACGTGTGAAAACTTAGGTGCGCTGGGTGCATCTGCGTGTGTTATCTGCGTATAAGTTGTACCATCATATGTAGCTGCAGGGTTAATACCATCAGTAAGCATTACCTTTGGACTACCCCAGTTGTACTTAGTAAAGCGTACCTTGGTTACACCTGACATTGTAGGCGAACCAGAAGTAGTTACTGCAACCCAAGCTGATGTAGCTGTATCCCAATAGTGTAGATAGTTAGAACCACTAGACGGTGCACGGCAAGCTAGAATACCATCGTTGACACCGTTAGCAACACAAACACCTAGAACTTTTAGTGTACCTGGAACTGTACCGTAGTCGTTACTAAATCCGTTGATCTTTCTGTAACCACCAGTAACAGCAGGTTCATAGTTGATCAAAGAGATAGCTGAACCAGGTTGAGTCTCACCTTGTGACAGCACATCACGACTAGTGTTTAAACCGCCTTGGCAGAATACTTTGAAGGATGCTAAGTTATCAGCCATTATGCACCGTCATTAAATGAACTAGTTCTTGCTTTACCTATAACAGTAGAACGAACAGAGATAGCATCATCCATCAGTACTCGACGCATAGACTTAATGCCATCCTCAAAGTTATTCTGATGCATAGCTGCACTTTGTTCATTACTACGGAAGCGCATCATAAACATCATAGCACCATCAATAACTACGTGCTTAAAACGATCAGGTATAACTGCTACGTCATCATACAATGTCATGTCTGAAGGGTAAGACCAATATACGTATTCTACTTCATATGCTGCGTTAGGGATAGGTGTAACACCGAAAGATTCACCTAGTGTTTGATATACACGAATGGGTGGTCCATCACCGCTAACTTGATCACCACTATCATCTGATGCACGTACATTCTGTGTGTACTCTTCAAAAGACATAGGCTTCAAGTTCATTGGGCTGTTACCCTCTGAGCTTAACTTCTTAAGGTAGAACGTATCCCAGTCAACACTAGAGTAGTCTGAAGGAAAGCTGTACTGTCTAGTGCCTATAGTAAGTGTCTGTGTATAAGTAGTTTTAAGGAAAGGCCACTCTTGACCGTCCTGCAGAATAAGTCTAATACTACTGTTGATTGCGTCTTTAGCTAAGGCTTGAACGTTACGTACTGTATCAAAGCCATCACCAGCAGTATCTAGTGTAACTTCGTTCAGTCTACGTAGTAGTTCATTTGTTAGTGCGACAAAAGTAGCCATAGAGTTATCCTACTATTAAATGTGTTGAAGGGCCAGCCTCTTGACAAGACCAGCCCAACAAGCTATGTAATATTAAGCAG